CCAGCAATTGCTGCTCCGTCAACAATACCTGATTGAGGAACATACTGCGAAGGTGGTTGTGGTATGGCCCAAAGGCCATATTGTTTCATCTTATCAATAGACACCTCTCCAAATTTCAAATCGTCACATGCCGAAACAAAAACATTGAATTGAATTGGTGAATCAGTAGATGGGGATACGAGGCTGTTCACGACAGCAACTTCTAGTACCCCGTTGTATTGTCCATTTGTGTTATTAAGCAGTCTACTAGAACTACTATAAAACGTTTCTGAAGGGTTCATATTACCACAAGTCAAAAATGGGGCTGCTTGACCCCATCCCACACATATTTCAAAATCATCACATTCAGCGAGATCAATTACCCTACTGTAAACAGTATTATATTGAATATTAGTATCATTAGCTCTCGGATCCCATCTTAGCAAGATCTTTCCTTTGTGAAAATTTGATTTAACGACCTGGAATCTATATTTAATAGAACCTTGCCATTTTTCAAACACCGTTGACATGTAAGCCATTGGTGTCGGATGAATTTCATTATTATTAACCCCGAACAATAAGGGTGTGACGCGGGTGTTCCATAACAAAGCATCTGGGACCTGCGAGGTATTCATCGTGAACTGTGTCAAATAGGACTCTCTCTGACAAAATCGAGAAATATCCATTTGATCTTCTCCGTCTAAACCAACGGTTCTTGAATCAATTGTAAGTTCTTGTTTTGAGTCTAAAGACAATTTCATAACAGCATCAGCAGCATCCGTATTGGACATATTACCCGTGGGTGTAGGCTTTTGCTGTATAATGTCTGTGACTATTGGGGGCCGAGAATAACCCCAATGGGTAGCTAAGGACCCAACGCCTTTAGCTACCATCTCCGTTGCACGCGCATAAGGAGCGATTGCTGGAATATTTTTAAGTTGTCCAGCGGCGTGTGCTACTGCTGAAGCGGGACCGGACACAATGCCCTTTCCGTATTCATCTCCCGAATTCATCATACCTGCTTG